AAACCGCTGTTGCGGGGGTAGAGGGGATGTTGAAAGTCCAGCAGTCCATAGCAGACCAAAACAGAACCTACAAAGCCAAGATTGAAGAACTTGAAAAAGGGAAACCTGCTGAACCTGCTCCAAAAGAGCCAAAAGAAGAACCAAAACCAAATGATGAAATGCCAGATTGGGCAAAAAAACTAATGGAAGGCTTCACGGCAGTATCCCAAAAAGTAGAGGGCTTCGAAAAGGACAAACAAAACTTAAGCAACGAGCAGAAATTGATTTCTAAACTCAAAGAACTGGGAGTAAATGAAAACTTCTACAAACTTCAAATTGCAGGGAGAACATTCCAAAACGATGAAGAAATAGAAACATTTGCTAACTCGGTAAAAGAAGCAGAGGCTGGCTTCCTTCAACAATTAAACGACACAAAATTAGGAGATGTAAAACCTCCAAGTTTTGGCGGAAACAATGTTAAAGAAGGAGAAGTAAGCCCTGATGTTCAAGCGTATATTAAACAAAAAACTCAAAACAATGAAGGGAATTAACACAGATTTCAGAAAAGGAAGACAAATCGTTGTCTTTGACCAAGTTGATGCTACCATTCCAAGCGGAGTGCATATTGACAAAACAGAAGCATCAGCAAGATTTACAGATGGAGTTATTCCAGCTGGGACAGTAGTAGTTCCACACACAAACGGAACTTATAAGCCTATAAAAGATGCATTGACTGCAGCGAATGTAAAAGATGCTGTAGGGCTTACCATGTCAGACATCGTGATAGATGACTATCCATTAGTTTCTATCGTAGTGGCAGGGACAGTGAGAGTAAGTGCTTTGCCTGATAAAGAAAAAGCAGGTGCAGCTTTCTTAAAAACAGCATTGCCAAGAATTACTCAAATCTAAGGAGGTAAAAACTAAAAACCATTTAAAAAACTAAAACATGAGTGTAATAAACGCAAATACAATTATTCCAGAGTTTAGAGAGGCGGATATGGGAGCAATCCTTAATTCTAATCCGCTTGGGAATTTGCAGGTTTTCAACTTTTTCCCTACTGCTTTTAGCGCAGGGCTGACATTTGGAAACTTGGAGGGAGAATTAGGAGCAAAAGTAATGGCTGATGTGGTAGCATTAGACAGTAATGTTCCTTTAAAAGGGAGAGAGTTTATCGAAAAGGTTAAGGGAGAAATTCCGAAGATTGAAGTAGGTAGGTCTAAAAACGAAAGAGACTTTTTTAGAATCAATGAATTGAGAAACGCTGTTGCCCTATATCCTAACAATGCTAACATTAAAAGCCAGCTTATCAATGCTATTTATGATGATGGTGTTTTTGTGGTGGATGCTATCAATGCAAGATTGGAGCATATGGCAAAATCACTATTGTCAAAAGGTCAATACATCGTAAAGGATGGAGTGAAAATTGACTTTAAAGTGAAAACAGAAAATGCATCTTTGGACTGGTTCTTACCTGCAAACAAGGACACATTTGACCCTATTGAGGATTTTAGAAAAGCACAGGCAGAAGCACTTAAGAAAGGATTCCGATATACTACTGCGGTAATGGATTTGGCTACTTTCAACCAGTTTGTGAAATCTAAAAAAGTAGTTGCATTTACAGCATCTTTTGCGCAAAATGCATTAGGAATTTCTCAAGAGCCTACATTGGTTCAGTTGAACACAGCTTTGGCTGCTCAAAATTTACCAACAATTACCATTTGGGAAAGTTATGTAAACGAGGAAGCGAAAGATGGAAGCATTACAGCTACCAGCGGTTGGGAACTTGGAAACATCCACTTGGCGACTTCAACAGATTTCGGTGCTACGCAATATACCATTTCGCCAGAAGCAGGAATCAACCTAAATGAAACTTCAAAAACAACTGTTAATGATTTCATTTTAGTGTCTGTATTGGGAGAAGCAAACCCAATGAGAGTGCTTACAAAGGGGACAGCATTTGCTACGCCAGTGCTTAACAACACAAGACAGAAACTTATCTTGAAAACTAAACTTTCATAATGAATATAGGGGATTACATTAAGGAAAAATTAGCAACTTGGTCTGTGGATTTATCGGCGGACAGAATAGATGCTGAACTTGAAAGAGTGGGGCTTTCTTCTTCTGATGTGGTAGGGAGAGAGACTAATTTGGATTTGTTTTTCTATAATGTAATCCCTGACATTATGATGCAGCCAAGCAGTATTTCAGAGGGCGGTTATTCTGTTAGTTTTGATAAGGATGTAATCAGAAGTTATTACAATTTTCTTTGTGGAAAATTGGGAAAACCTAACATGTTGGAGCAAAACAATAGCATAAAAGACATTACAAGCAGATGGCAGTAAAGCAATATCCATACAGACTAAAAGCGCTAATTCATTCTGAAGGATATTTTGATGAATCTACGGCAGAATGGACAGAAGGAACATCAGAGTGGGTAGATTTTGGAGTTTGCCGAGATGAAGGCTCAACATCCAAGAAACAAACCGAAGATGGCGAGTTTTACATTCAAACTTCTGTAATATACGCTCCGAAGTCTATTAAAAACATAGACAAAGGTACAAAAGTGCAGGTTTGGAATGGGGAAGAATTGAGATTAGAGGGGAATGTTGTAAACTTTGTTAAAGACCAATTACACACGAGGATATGGCTATAATACCGAGGTTTAATATGGGGGATTTTGAAAGGATGTTCCAGCATGCAGAAGACCATGCAGAGGAGCAGTTTATCAGAATCCTTAAATGGGTAGGCGAAAAGGCTGTAAATGAAGCGAAAGAAAATGGAAATTACCAAGACCACACGGCTAACCTCCGTAACTCTATCGGATATGTAGTTTCAGTAGATGGTCAGGTTGTAGATGAGAACTTTAACGCTTCTAAACACGGCACAGAGCCAAGCAACGAAGACCATTTAAAATATGGCAGAACTCTCGCTGTTGAAGTTGCTCAATCCAAAAGAGGAATTTCCCTTGTGGTAGTAGCAGGTATGAGATACGCCTCTTATGTAGAGAGCAAGGGCAGAGTAGTTTTAACCAGCGCAGAGCAGTTTGCTTCCCAATATCTGCCTAATTTATTAAAACAATTAAAATGAAGAAGACAGTATTAGATGGCAAACAATGGATTTTAGACCTGCTTTTAAAGGCTGGAATAAACAATGTTATCAGTGGTAAAATCTACAAAGATAAGCACCCTGCTGGCAGCCAAAAAGAGGATATTGTGATAAACTCCCTTACAATGACTAACCATTTTTTGCAGAATGGAGTTTTTAATGTGAACTGCTATGTTCCGATGATTGAAATAAAGGTAAACAATGGGATTGTCCAAAAGCAGAAAAATGCAAAACGCCTTAAAGAAATTTCAGATGCTGTTTATTCTGCATTGAGTGAGGTTTGGGAAGAAGAATTCAATCTTGAAGTTGTTAATCATCAGGAATTTGAAGAAGATAATTTTAACTACTATAATTTTAGAATAAGCCTAAACGCTTATTATTAACCAATAAACTAATAATCAATATATTATGGCAAAGGAAGTAAATATCGGTATTGCTTCAATAAAAGTTGGAGATATCGCCTCTGATGGAGGAATGGGGACTGTTTTAGCACCATTGGGAGAAACAGCAGAAGACTCTTGCAAACTGACATTTGGTGACCAAGAAGAAACGGCTTTCTATGTGGAAGAGCATGATAACCCTATTCATGTAGAATACAAACAAGGAGATGTTGATTTGACATTTAACATCTATGAATATGATTTTGACACTGTAGTAAAGGTGTTTGGAGGAAGCGTAGACTCTAATGTTTATAAAGCACCTGTAGTGCCTGTAACGATTGAAAAATCGCTGGAGCTAAAACCAAGAAAAGGGAAAACATTTAAATTCCCAAGGGTGTCTATTACGGCTAAATTCACTTCTGACATTGGGAAGAAAAACCTAATGGCAATAGAGGTAAAAGCAAAAGTTTTAAGCCCTAAAAAAGAGGGAGAGCCAAGATTTACGCTAAGCTAATTGTTTTTTTAATCTTTCTTTAAAGCCTGTCTGCGAGTTTTTCAGGCAGGCTTTTTTTTAATGTAGATATGAACGATAAAAAGTTAGAACAAGAAGAAATCAACCTGCTTTTAGACAAGGGTTTTGAAATAAAGGTTCGTGTTTTAGGAATCAAGAAAACTTTTAAATGCAAAAAGATGAGTTTAGGGCGGATGTTGAAATTATCAAACATATTCATCAAAATGGAAATAGATGAAGAACTCTTGATATCAGGGAGTTTTCAGGAGCAAATCGCTATGCAGTATCAGGCAGTTAGCAAGAACACAAAGAATGTAGCAAAGGCAATGGCAGTGGTTGGATAATGAAAAACTTACTGTCTTTTACTATTTTTTACTATAAATCACTTACTTTGTTTTTAAAGTATTGATTTATAGTAAATTACAAACTTTGTGGAGCTGGAGGGAAACGAGCTCAATATATCAGGATATTGGGTGATCAATCAGCTGTATGAGCCGAATAAATCGCTTACTTTGGGTTTTGAAGGAATGGATGATTTGAAAGTTTTACCAATGGAAAAGAGTTATGCTTGTTTCTTGTCTGAAAAGCCCTCTATATCACTATATTTTTCCAAAAATAATCCTAAAATATGGAAAAAGAATTTGGAGGAGTTTGTTTTGAATTTAAATTCCGTTATTTTTGACAAAATTTAACCCATGAAAAGAAAAGTTCTGATTATCTACACAGGCGGCACCATTGGGATGGAAAAAGACTACAATACGGGAAGTCTCAAGCCCTTTGATTTTGATTTGATTTTTGACAAATTACCCGAAATCAAGCTGCTGGACTGCGATACTTACATTCATTCGTTTTCACCGCCATTAGACAGCTCGGACATCGGCCCTGAAAAATGGAGAGCGATAGCAGAAGTGATAGAGGCGAATTATGAAAAATACGATGGATTCCTTATTTTGCATGGCACAGATACGATGGCTTACACCTCTTCGGCGCTGAGTTTTATGCTGAAAGGACTGCGCAAACCAGTGATTTTGACAGGTTCTCAGTTGCCAATAGGCGACCTGCGTACAGATGCCAAAGAAAACCTCCTGACGAGTCTTTATTATGCGAGTTTGTACAAAGAAAATGAGGCAGTTATTCAGGAAGTGGCTTTGTATTTTGAGCATCAGCTCCTGCGCGGAAATAGAAGTATAAAATACAGTTCGGAAAACTTTGATGCCTTCCAAAGCCCTAATTATCCTATTTTAGGTAAATCAGGCGTATTTTTAAATATTAAAGAAAGTTATCTGTTCCGCCCTCAGCAGGATGAAAAGTTTTCTGTGGACTATCATCTGAGTACCAGCGTGCATTTGTGCAGGATTTTCCCAGGGATGAATTTGGAATATTTACTAAAAATAGATGCTGTAAAGGTTTTGATTATCCAAGTTTTTGGTTCGGGGACGATTTTCGGAGATGCTGGAACGCTGGAAATTTTGCAGAAAATACGCAATAAAAATATAGATATCGTGGTCATAAGCCAATGTCCATCGGGCGGTGTGAGTTTAGGAAAGTATGAAAACAGCAATGTTTTTTCTAAAATCAATGCCATCAGCGGAGGAGATATCACCATGGAAAGTGCTTTGACAAAGGCGATGCATCTGATAGACAATCCTAAATACGCAGAAAGTTTTTCTCAGCAGTTTTCTAAAAATTTGAGAGGAGAGATGTCTTGTAATTAAAAATTATTTTATACATTTGCAAAATTAATAGAAAGGTGCTCGAGTGGTTGAAGAGGCCACCCTGGAAAGGTGGTATACGGGTGACCGTATCGAGGGTTCGAATCCCTTCCTTTCTGCATAGGTAAGATATTAAAAATCAATATCTTACCTTTTTTATTCGGTAACTTTTGCTGTTCGTTTATCGTTGTAAAGCTATTTGTAAAATGGGTATAAAATAAGATAAAATAGGAAAAAAGTTCAAACAAAGTTCAAATGAAAATCAATTTAAAACTCGACACCAGCAAAAATAAAAAAGAAGGCTTCCCACTCGTGTTGTCTATATATGTCAGTAAGACCGACAGGCTTTATCGTTTTTCAGGTTTTTTCTCCACTCTTGAAAATTGGGACTTCAAAAAAGAAGAGCCTAAAAAATCACATCCGTTATACATCGGTATAATGAGTTACATTTTAGAAACAAAACAAAAGATAAATGATTTACTCAACCAGCGCCAAAAGATGACTGCCCAGCAAATCTTTGAGCATCTCAACGGCAAGGATGATGACTTTTACAGCTTTTGGAAAAGTAGAGTAGAGGAATTAAAGAGTACAGGACAAGACGGCAATGCTTTATTTTATGAGGTAAACCTGAAAATACTGAAATCCTACAAGAAAGATTTAAAGTTTTCTGAAATAGACTATAATTTCCTCACAAAATTCAAACTTGACAAAAAGAAAACCTGCAATAACGGAGGAATAAACACTTATCTAAAAGCAATGAGGGCAATATACAACGAGGGAGTAAAACGAGGAATTTATACACCTAACACCCACATAAGCCCATTTACTAATATAATGGAAAAAGCCACTATTACGAAGGATAAAAACCTAACACTTGATGAGGTTAGGTTAATAGTAAAACAAGAGCAGAAGCATAGGTTTTATGACTATTTTATGCTAATGTTCTTGCTTGGGGGAGTTGATTTTGTGGATACCTCACTATCTTTCCCCTCCATAAGGTTTTCCTTATTTAGATTTATCAGCTCCTTTTTTCTCCCTTCCATTGTCGTTCGCATTATCTCCGGCAACGCTCTTTTCGCTGCCTGAATGCGCTTCTGCAATGTTATCGGATTGATTAGTTTCCCGCTCATTTCTAAATAAAGGTTTTAAATATTTCTCTACATCTTCCTCGTTAAGAGTAGGGTATATCCCCAAGATGTATTCCTTGGCTTCTTTCTTACTTTTGAAATTTTCCATATTTCCAAAAGTATAAGCCCCAATTTTTAGTTCCATTATACTACGGATTTAAGTTCACTTTCCCCTGTGTAGTAGTTCGTGTCAAGGCTGATTACCCTCAATCCATTATCGGAAGTAATGAATCTCACTTTCTTACCAGTGGCAAGAGCCGAGTGAGTAAGAGTATATTCCTGCGCTGATGCATCATAAGCAACATTAGTGATGTTACCAATTACACCATCTTCCTCTATCTTCCACTTACCAGCATCAGTAAGACCTGTTACATTAGCATTGGAGAACGCCTCTGTTACTTTCACTTTGGTAGTCGTAGCCGTGTTTGTAAGGAATACAACGACAAACGCACCTTTGACATCATCAAGGGTGTGTATGATGAGCAGGGAGGAGATGGGCAGATTATATTCAGGTGGTATGTTGTCCATAACGGCACAGAGAAAGACATCTTGGGTACTGGCTTTGAAATTAACCTGAATAAATACCAGCTGAACTACGAAAGTAGCCAGCGAGTGATAGAGTGCGAAATCAAGAAGAGGGAAGCACAGAATAAATTCTACACTCGTGAGGATACCACGATAAACCTTTTTGCAAAGAAGAATTTGGATGAAAACTCAATACAGCCGATAGGAAGTCGTGAGATTGTCTTAAAAGCCGAAGAGGAAAAGGTGGAGACTTCGTGGGGGATGGATGACTATGGAGAGAATTACGATTGGTATGATTATAAAAAAAATATTAGTAATAAAAATCTTGACCCTTGGTTTAATTACGAAAAAATAATTTCAAATATTAATTTCATACCGCCAAAGACTTGGGTATTTCCAAAATTCAATAGAAGTAAAGACTCTAAATTAGGGGAAAATATTCCTCTTTATGGGGGCGATTGGGAAGCAAACATTACAAGGGAAGAACGGCAAGACCTTGAATGGGCGACTAAATATCCACGCTATATGTATATCCACGGCTATATAGGATATTGGGGTCAGAACACTCTATTTCATACAAAAAATGAACTCTCTAATGTAGTGTTTTCAATTTCTAATCTGCATTTCAAAGCAAGGTCGTACAGCTTCAAAAAAAATTATAATCCGATACGTGACGGGGAGAAAGGATATAAAGAAAACTACAAGCCTTTTTCTTTTAGTATCGCTTTATTGATAGAAACTCCACACGTATCAACTACGTTTTTTTTAAAATCCAGCATAGACACGGATATAGGTAACTATTCAGAAATGAACATTGTCAATGAAGGATGGGCAATAGGTGATTTACCTGCAAACAGCACAGTAAAGATAGGTATCATGCCACATAGTGATATAAGAGGTAATGAGTTTATTATTACAGGAAATAAATCACGCACCAGTCTAAAAGTAACCTCCAGCATCGACAAACTCGGCAGGAAGTCCAAGGTGGTAAGCCTTTTTGATGCTATTGACAAAGTAGCAGAGAATTATTCTGATGGAAAGATAAGACTGGTTTCCAATATCCTCTCGGAGGGAGGAAAATACGCCAATCAATATGTAGCAACAGGGGCTTTTCTTCGTGGCGTGGCGAATATCTTTTTAGGCGAAGAAAAGATAAACACTTCGTTCAAGTCGCTATTCTACGAGGGTGCTGCGCCACTATTAGCCCTTGGCTTTGATGTTATAGAGAATAAACTTATTGTAGAGGATATAGACTACTTCTTTAAGGATGTTCAGGCTTACGACCTTACAGGTAAAGACTTTGTTCAAGAGAATTTGACCATAGAGAACGATAAGGATATAAGTTATAATAACCTGATATTCGGCACGAAGAAATATTCTACCAAGAAGAAAGGAGATATTTTTAACTTCAACACGAAAATGGAATGTTCCACACCGATAAAGTCGGTTAAAAAGAAACTTGACAAGACCACAGGCTTTATCATCGATGAGTATAAAATCCAAGACCTGCTGGATGATACCAACGACAACACCAACGACAACGATGATGATTTGGTACTGATAGACACTATTACAGGAAGTTATGTTGATACAGGTTCTTATCCTGATATTATACACTCGGATTCAGGAGGAGTGCTTACCCTTACGGCTTCAAAGTCGCCTTGGGATACCCTGCCGTTCAAAGTAGGAGATAAAATAAAAATCGTAGAGGGGCTGAATGTTGGGGAATATACGATACTCGCTATCAAGTCCCACACGCTTACCCTTGACAAACGAACAGGAATAGAACAAGGGACAATCCTTACCAAGATAGAACACACGCTGACTGATGTGGTTAAGAACAGAAACGCCACGGCAACAGATGGCTTTATTTCAGCCGAGGGAGTGAAAAACAAACGAACAGCCGTTAATCTTTATCACAATCCGAAATACCATATGAAAAGGTGGTTTCCTCTCTTCGGTGGTGGATTGTCCAAGAAACCTAATGGCGAGAATATCATCGTGACCAATTACAAGAACAACGGCAAGATAGAGGTAGAGCCAGACACGGATAAAATACCATACCTACCAAAAGAGAAAGATGTTTTAAATGAAAATATCAATCTTGAAAGGTTAAGGAGGTCCAGCCGTGTGCTGTTCGGCACGGAAAACATAGAAATAACGCTCACGAATGTATCTTTTGAGGAGTTTTACAATCTTTACAATCGCTGGCGAATAGGCGAGGATATCTACACAGGGGAGAAGATACCGAGCAGAGGGTATATAGATGTTTATATTGGTGGCGAAACTTACAGCATCTATCCATTCGGTACGGAAGCCCTGCAATACGATAAAGGCGCTAATGAACTAACCATAAAAGGGAAAATCAAAAACTCTAAATGGGGAAGAAAAATCTTTGATAAAACCTTTGATGACACCTTTGAATAACAAAAAAGGGGCGCCCCCGCCCTCCGCGGGCTGGTGTGTGTTTAGTAT